GCCAGTCCGGTGGGGTAGACGTTTGCGTCAGCAGTAACGCTGACGGTTCCGACTTGGCCTGTCCCGGCAACCCCGGTGACGTCTACATTGGCCTCGCCGATGACGCTGACAGAGCCAACCTGACCCGTGCCAGCAACTCCCGTGACCGATACGTTGGCCTCTGCAACTACCGTTACCGAGCCAACACTACCCGTCGCTGCTATCCCAGTAACCGGTGCGTTTGCTTCCGCAATAACCGTTACCGAGCCAACAGAGCCCGTGAGTAGCGGGAAACCGCTCTGGGACCACGGGCCTTCGCCCCAACCAGAGCGGCCCCAGCCGCCGATTGGAACGATGACATCAGCCATTACGCTATCCGAATAATTGCATTACTTGCGTCTGCGGTCGGAAACACAATGGTGAAGTCACCAGCAGTGGAGGTTTTGTCTCCACCGAAATCCAATACCACAACAGCCGGATTGGATACCGAAATCGAAGTGGTGTTAGGAGTGGTGTTGTAAATCAACGCGCCGCGAGCAGTAATTGTTGCAGTAGTGAAGGTTTCGTCTGCAAAATCGGTGAAAGCAGTGGTGCCAGAAGTCGTCGGGTTTACGTTGGTCAGAGCCTGACCGCCCGCCGAATAGCCGGTTCCGCTGGTTTCGTTCGTCGCAGAATACGCAGTCGTCGACGCATCTAGCGTCGCAGAGCTGGTATAAAGCGCGATGTTGAATGTGTCACCCGTCGAAGCGTCAAAATCGTGTACACCATAAAGAAGCTCGTTCTTGAAGGATGTACACATGTAGTTTCCTGAGAAAGCCATGTCACAGTCTCCTTATAAGTTCAGCAAGCTCCTTGTGGCCTGCGTCGGTTAGCGCGTTGTACACAGTTGTTCTATCACTTTTTATCGCTTCGCGCATATAAAATTCCAAGACTTTTAAAAGCTGCTTGCGAAAGGCATGTGCCTGTGCCCGAATAGCAGGGTTCGCGTCGTCGCTAATGGATATGATTTTATCCGCAGCGCGGTGCGCGATTTCCTCTGGGGTAAACCCGCGGCCACTGGTGGTGTGTACTTCCACCTGAAACCCCGGATTAACATTCATCTCTAGTGCCGGAAAACTCATTGTTTAGGCCTCACTACCATCCCGGTACGATATTCGTCCGTGACTTCCTTCGATTCGCCAAACATCTTCAGACCGGCAATTGCTTCAGCAAAACGTTTTTCATACTGCTGCATTATATCGGGTTCGCCCTTCATGTAGATATAGGCTTCAATCAAGCTGCCGTACAGAAGCGCAATTTGCGCGTTTTCACTCAACCAAGTAGTGCCACTGCCGCCAGATTGGGTCAAACTCAACGGACGATAGAAGTAATGCAGCTCAACCGCATACGCACTGTCCGGCGTGGGGCCCAAAATGAAGTTATCAATGTCAAATACCGCGTAATACCGCGGATTTCCAGTGGTAGCACCGTTGGGATTAAACGATTGCACGAAATCGGGGTCTTTAAAGTCCAAAAACACTTGATTTGAGCTGCCGTCCGTGAAAGACAGCGAAAACGGAGCCAAAAAGTCGCTCGGACACGCCAAATACTTGTTCGACGCCGACATATTCCCGCTTACGTTCTTGCGGAACAGGCTCAACTGCACATTTTTAAGGATGCGCTCCTCGGCCTGCACGATAAACACAGGAATATTGTTCACAAACGACGTTTCGTCGTACTGCGTATAGTCCTGAATGGCTTGTGTTAGCTGATCGTATGTAAAGCTCATGTCACCACCGTCACTTGGCCAACCTGACCGAAGCCTTGGGCCGGTTTCAGGTTAGGATTTTCAACGAGAGGAACCCCAACAAAGACGTCTAGGGGCTCAATACGGTCAGGACGCGCATTTTGCAGAGCTTCCGGGTCTACGACTTTGCGAAAAGGCCCTAATTGCGGATGCTTTGGCTCAAATTCATCTGGACCCACAAGCATTCCAGTCCATTCGCGCTTCATTAGCCTGTAAGGATAACGTTGGCCCGAACGGTCCGAGATTGCCCATGAATTTTTGCCAGATGCAAATTTCGCCATCGTCAAACCCTGTAATATTCGTACTTCGGAGCAACGTTGAACGACGACCGATCACGATCTTCCGTCGCGGCACGTTCAAACTCTTCTTCGTACACAGCTTTCAGTAGCTGCACACGGTTCGGAGCCCGCTTCAAAGCGAGGTAATAGGCTAGACCCGCCGCCAGACAGGGATAAAACCGGAAAGGCAGGTCCATGGTGTTGGTGTAGATGTCCGCATCATCCATTCTGGTCAATGCGTCGTATATGATTACGTCAGTCGAGTTGTCTGGAACCGGCCAAACCTTCAAATTTGGAGTGATTTGACGGTCCAAGAAGAACTGATTTGCGCGGCTTTGCTGCGTTTTATTCGGAATCGTCAGGTAACCATCTCTGCTCAAGCGTTCCATCGAATAATCTGTGCCATTTCGACGACAAACTACCGACAAAACGTCGATTACATCGTTTCCGAGGTCGTATTGGCCGTCACCCTGCGTAACTGTGATCGTCCTCTGCTTGATCGTCCACTGATTTAAACCGCGGTTAGCCCAATCTGCCAGCAACAAGTTGAGCGAACGCTTTGCAGTTTTAAGGTCGTAACCAGTACGAACCTCAAGACCGCACCGCTCAAACGCCTCTTCGACGTATTCCGCGACGTCTAGCTCAAAATCTTTGCTGCCTGAAGTGGCCATCAGCTCAATCCTTACGCGTTACGCACAGCACAGCTTTTGCCGCCGCGCTTTTTGCTAGAAGTGCGCACGGCACCCCCGCCTTTCATCTTTTTAACCATGCCGCCGCCACGCATTTTCTTAACCATGCCGCCGCCACGCATTTTCTTAGGTTTCATTGCCATCTTTCAATCTCCTGTAAAGGCGCTCCCGCTTTTCAAAGATTTCACGGGCGTTATACTGGCCATTATATGTATCATAATAGCCCTTTTTGTCGAGCTTGTCTGCCGCTTCCTGCAACTTAGACAATCTCTGTACAAAAATCATTGCGTATTCAGCATCAATTTGAGGTTCAAAGCCATGTTCGACGTCTTTTACGAAATCGCTTTCCTCGTCATCCGGATGAAAACCCATTACCCAAATATCACGATCAATAAACATGCCGTCAGCAATGACGTCGTTCATCTCGTCTAAATAGGTGTGAAAGATTTCGGGGTCTTCGTCGTATTTAAAATCGACAATAATTGCGACATCGAAGTTGTCGTCGAACTGAGAAACTGTCGTGTACAACGACTGCTTGTTAGCTTCGTACTTATACAATACCGCTACGCGGCCATCGGCCCAAGCTTGACGTGCGTATGGACAGGGCGGGAGGTTGTTAAAGTAAGGGCTTGCTTTTTCTAAGACCGTGGAAGACCAGTCTACCAACTCGTGATAAACGGCTTTTTCTACTTCAAGAGATGGTTTTAAAAAAGCAAGACCCATTAAACTCCCCAGAACTTATGCACTACAGGAGCAACAAGAATTAAAATGGCCAGCCCCCAAATTTTAATGTCCAAGCTTTTCAACGTAGACTTCTGGTCGGCCAACTTTTCCTCAATGTTCTGGTAGCGCAGATTGCACTCAGCTTCATGCTTTTCCAGTTTGGCTAAGACGTCTTCTACTCGCATATCGTCCTCACCAAGCTTTACATGACCAGTAACGGGCGCTGAACTTGTCTTTTGCTGTCCCGCACGAATGACGCGCTCTAAAGTTTTTTCGACGTCCCGGTTGATCTTTTTTAATTGCCATGTCCGGATCGCCGAAACGAACCAACTTAACTTCACTGCCCTTTTTTGCCAGAACAGCACTTTTCTTTGATTTACCGGGTGTCCGCTTTGGTTTGTTATATCCTGCAAAGGTCTCTCCCCGGTACTTTATTCTGCCGGAGGGCAGTTTCTTAACGTCTTTCGTTGTAGCCATTATGAAATGCCCCCAGTCACATCATTTATGCGTAAAATCCTGTAATGCTGGTAAAGCCCGGACCGGTTTGCGTGTAAGCCACGTACCCACCGTTTTCGAACATGATACCGTTATCACGCATTTCCACATCGCTAATTACAGTCGCGTCAGCAACCGTTCCCAACGTAACGTTTGCAGTGCCTGTCGCACTTCCATCACGCACAGAAACGGAACCCGCCGTGCCAGAATTTACAATGTAAAGACCACGTAGGCGCATACGACCTGCAAAGATAACTTCCAAAGCATCTGCGGACATTCCAACCGTGATTGCTCCATCGGTATCGTCATCAACCGTGACTTGGGTCACCGTCT